TTACTTAAATATTAAGTATGATAAAGCCTTCCCAGCTCTTTACTCTAGGATAATCCCAGGTGCCAGCAAGATTAGAACGTACTGCGTATCGTCCTACTATGGAAGCCCATATGGTGCAGAGTTTTTAGTATTCAATACTACCGATACAGTTATTAGTCTGGATTCAAGCACAAACTCAGCCCTTAGAATTCAAGGTATAACATTTACTCAGCAGTCTAGTAACGAGCTAACTGTTGACGAATTCTTTAACAAAAAGAGTGATCTTTCAAATCCCGTAATAGAAAATGGTGTAGTCGTTTCTTCACCACTATATTCTAAAGAAAAATTCTTGGACATAAGGAACAGCCGGTCGACGTATGGAAGAAAAGAATTTACCATAGATGCCCCCTACATACAAAGTAGAGACACTGCTAACTCTATGATGAACTGGCTTGCAGAAAAGATCATGGTTCCAAGAAAGTCTTTGGGTCTGAGCGTGTTCTCTTTGCCAACTTTGCAGCTGGGAGATATTGTTAGCGTAAAGTATAGCTCAGATGAAATAGATCAGGTAAGGGAGGATGACCGCTTTGTTATTTACCAAATAGATCATTCCAGGTCTAGCGGGTCCGTAGAGATGTCAATATACTTAAGTGAGGTAAAGTCCTAATGGTTCAACCAAAAGCAAATCAAGCTTCGAGGGTAGTCAATGTGGGGTCAGCGAATACAGCGGTAAAGATCCCAGAACTTTATAACGTAGATATTAACACTGATGTGGTGCCGGAGTCTGTTCTAGAGTTTCTGCTTTTTGAGCAGATAGCTGGACAAGAGCTCCTGCTAACTTCTAGGACAGATCTTCTTAACGGGCAGAACGTATCCTATGGCGTTATCAGCAACCTAACGGATCTGCAGCTAGACTATTCTCCGTCAAACATTCTAGCAGTGCCAAACACCTTACCAGACTTATTTAAAGTTTATGGTCTAGTTCTTGAGAGTTACGTCCCCGTTTTGGATTTACAGTCTGGTGGGCCTCTGTCAGGCAACGAATCCCCGAATGCATACATAGACTTGGGAGATGAGTCCACTACAAAGAATCAGCTTATCATAGAGTTTAAAAATATGCAGTCTAATTACGATGTGGAAATTCAGGTCCTTTCTTCTGGTATAATTGAAGATACCGTAATATAAAGCAAAGAGAGTTAAGATGATTACAGATAAAGGGAAAGAAATATTTGGAAAGTACCTGGTAGGTTCTGCACCAGCGTATGCTTCTTACATTGCCATTGGCTGCGGGGCTGCCCCTAACCCCAGTGGATACGAGACAACAGCCGGAGACCTTTCAGCTTGGCCCCAGAAGACTAGCCTAGACTTCGAGATGTTCAGGGTTCCGATAACCTCTAGAGGATTCGTGCAAGACGAAGATGGAAACTCTCAGGTTGTGTTTTCAGCAGAGGTGCCTACCACAGAACGATATGAAATTACAGAAGTCGGAATATTTTCTGCATCCTCCAACCCTTCCTCTGTTGGTTACGATAGCAGAACTCTTTATGCTTTTACAAGGGAAGAGCCTTGGAAGTACCTGGAAGCAGCTCTATTTACAGAGGACCAACCTTTAGATAATCTGTCTGCGTCAAAGGATCTGTCTCTTAGCTTTCGTGATAATCCAGCTATTCAGACTAATGCTACTAACAGAATGTTCAGAGCCGAAAGAGTTGTTCGTTCCGAGCAATCAAGATACTTTAACAACATGATTATGTTGTCTAGTAATTTTTCTGACTTGTCGGATTCTTCGTCAATTGCTGGGGAATGGGATTTGACGGACCAAGATAAGATATCACTTGCAACATCAGTAGACCTGTCCAGGAACTCTCCCCTTGACCAGGTTAAGCTAGCCCTATCCGTTGTTGATGTAGACGGAACAGCTGGGGTTGCCCCAAACAGGGTAAGGGTTACCTTAGAATTCACTACGGTTAACAGTGGTGGATCCTTTAGGTTAGACTTTGAGTCTGAGGTTGGAGCTTTTTCACCCAGTAGGTATAGAGTGTTAGAGCAAAGTATCGGTGAAGGCAAGACCTATGGGACATTCCTTTGGTCTGCTGTGAACAACGTTAACATTTATGCTGCGGCTGTTGATGAGTTCGGGGAAGTTATTGTTGAGGCAGGAACTGACTTACCATATTACTACATTGCCCTAGACGCTATTCGCCTAGAAAACATTGGATCTAAGAATCCACTGTATGCAATGACAGGATACACTGTTATAGAGAACACGGAAAACGGTGTTGCTCGTCCCATAGTTAAGTTACCAAATACATCGGCTATGGTTGAGTTTAGGTTGGGTGTAGGAGTCTTTAATGGCTAATGGAAGAATATTACTAGGACCAGCTTCTTGGGTCGTAAATGAAGACCACGAAGTAAGCTTTAGGTATCGGGTTGTGACAAATGACTTAAACGTTAGGTCTGCATTTTCTCCGACATATGTAGTGGCCGTTCCAGCAGTTGCAGAAATATTCAACACAATAGATTATGGAATAAGCTCTAGAGCTATCGGCTCTCAAAACCTAGTAGACATCGTGTGGTCCTTATTGCCCAGGTATGACAATATGCCTTATTACGTATTTATTAAAGCCCCTGGGGCAACAGACTTCTCTTATCTTAAATTAACTTACGAAACATCCTTCTCACACATCCTTCCAGCCTCGAGCCCCACGGGTGTCTACAATTTTACAGTGACAATGCCGACAACTGGCAAAACAGCTTTAGCAAATGCAATACTTTTTTCAGCCACAATAACGATTTAATGGTATACTAGGAGAACTATGGCAAAGATTCCAACACCAGACAGAGGTCAGCCTCTAGATGTTTCTTACATCTACCAGATGGCTACGGCTATTAATGAGCTATCTTCTCAGGTATCGTCTCCTACTTACAAGTATGCTTCTATTGACACTTCGAGTGGAACCCAGAACAGTCTGATCTCAAACACAAAGATAGTCGCTGGATCAATAGACATCTACTCAACTCTGACAGATGTGTCCCCAGGCCTTGCTATTGACAAGTCTTACTCCTTTAACACTGGGGAGTTTAAGTATCCACCGATTGTAACAGCAAGCCCAGTTCTAACTTCAAAGTCTGAAAACGGTTCAGACCTTAGCGTTACAATTAAGCAGATCACTACCTCTAGGGTTGATCTTACGGTGACATTCTTTGGAACCGGTAAGGCTGCCTTGAAGGTAAACCTTATCGCTATTGGCCTACCGCTCTAGTCGTTATCCTACTATGCCTCCCAACCCAAAGCGCGGATACAGGACTCGAGAAGAGTATAACGAGGCATCTGTAATACCGGGGAATAAAAAAGTATACTTCTTAAACGGTAAGCTGGTCAGGGCCTATCACATCAACAGGTCCAATGGCATAATGTCTGTCTACAATATAATCGACGACCAAATAGAGAGCTGTCTTATTAGTGATTTTAAAAAGAATCGTGAGAAGGCATACACTGTAGGTGAAACCGCAGACTTAGTGAACAGACACAAGAAGTACATGCCATCGCTGATGAAGCGTGAGGAGATCCCCAGGCCTACGGGAAGTCAAAAGGGTGGGGCAACAGGCTGGCAAGTTAGAAGTTATTATTCAGAGTCACAAGTAAAAGAGATACGAGACATTCTTGCATCTTATCATATGGGTAGGCCAAGAGGTGACGGCCTCCTTACGAACAACATAACACCTACGGCCCCAGAGTTGACAAGGCGCATGGGGCATGGTATGCTTACATATACCAAGACAGAAGATGGAAGATTTATTCCTACTTGGTCGGAGAGTATTTAAAGACATTTGGGTATTGCATGTCTCCCAGATCTGTGGTACTATATATTACAATAAGTTCTATGAGAGGGACATTATGGAAATCGAAAGTACAAAAATAACGGTAGCGTTGGGGTATACCCTAAACCTAGGTAACTTTCAGTCATTGAGAGTAGACATTGGAGTAACAGACTCCAAGCGTGACGGAGAAAATACTGACCAAGCCTTCGATCGCATTTACGCATTTGTAGAAAGTAAACTTGGAGATAAGGTTGCTGAGGCATCCCAGGAGCTAGAGACTAAGTAATGGCAGATCGCAAGGAGAGGTTCTCCTTGCTCAGCCGATACAGCAAGCATCATACTGCACGTTATGAGCAAAGACCTCAAATCAACCTAAACGTAGAACAGTGGGCAGCCGATGCCTTGATCGAGTCATACACTTTACAAGGATGCTATGACCTGCTAGAATATTATTTCGAAGTAGCCCAGAATCCAGCGTGGAAGTATTTTGCCAACTATGCGCAAGATATCATTTCAAAGCGTGACCAGTACAACCAAGATCTAATCGACAGGAAGCAGCGCAGAGCTGCAGCGAAGAAGTGGTTAAGTGAGTAATACAGAGTCTAAACTAATATCAGCCGTCCTAGAGGACAAGCAGGTGCACGTTTTGCTACAGGCAAACGTGGACAACCTTCTCCGTACCCATAAAGACATCTGGGAGTTTATACGAACCTACTCCGAGAGGAATGGGTCCGTACCTCCAACTTCAATACTTGTAGAAAAGTTTAGGGACTTTCAGCCTGTCCCAGGAATCGGAACCACTAAGTATCACTTGGAGGAGTTGCAGGCAGAGTATCTTAATGATAGCCTAAAGGACATGATCCGAACGGCAGCATCAGATATTCAAAATGGTGAAGGTGTCAAGGTGTTAGAGTCCCTAATTACTGACACGTCTGCCCTAAAGAAAAACACCTCTGCCATCAGGGACATCGATGCCACAGACATCGAAGACGCTGTTGCCTATTACGAACATGTCCAAAAGCAAACTGCTCTTGGAGTACAAGGTATTAGAACGGGGCTTCCCGGATTTGACAACTATTTACCAGCAGGAATTACTGCAGGACAGCTAGGAGTGTTCCTTGCTTATCCCGGTATTGGTAAGTCTTGGCTGTCCCTATACTTTGCGGTACAGGCATGGAAGCTCGGCAAGACTCCTATGGTAGTAAGCCTAGAGATGAGCGAGACAGAAGTTCGTAACCGTGTGTTTACAATTATGGGCGAAGGTCTTTGGTCTCACAGAAAGCTTTCCGCAGGTGACGTAGAAGTTGACGACCTTAGAAGGTGGCACAAGAGCAAGCTAGAGGGCAAACCAGAGTTTCACATCATATCAAATGACTCTGGTGGGGAAGTTACTCCATCGGTTCTTCGAGGAAAGATTGACCAGTACAAGCCAGACTTCATTATCGTTGATTACCTACAGCTGATGTCTCCTAATCAAAAATCTGAGAATGAGACTGTTAGGATGAAGAATCTTTCTCGTGAGCTAAAGCTAATGGCCATCTCTGAGGAGATACCTATCTTAGCCATATCCTCAGCAACCCCTGACGACGTCACCAAGCTAGATACAGTTCCAACCCTAGGACAGACAGCCTGGAGCCGTCAGATCGCTTACGACGCCGACTGGGTGCTTGCCCTGGGCCGAGCTGCAAACTCTGATGTAATCGAATGCGTATTTAGGAAAAACCGTAATGGGTTTATGGGAGAGTTCCTTGTTCAGGCAGACTTTGACAAGGGGTGGTACAAGTACAAGGACTACGAAGGTGGAAGCTCTTCGTAGTAGATCTATCAATTTTCAAAGATGTCTAGTATAATATATGTATGGGAAGTTATCATCACAAAGCTATAAAGAGTTTTAACATTAGTGGAGAGATCTACGACGACTCTGCAATAATAAGACTGCGAGATGAATACTCTAGAATATTGCATACAGGTATGAGACTTTCTGGATACGTTCCAAGGCTAGACATTTTAGAAGATTTCACAATAGAATACGAAGAAGCAACTTTAATATTTAAATTTAAGCTAACAATATATGGTTCATACATAGGAAAGAAAAAAAGCGAATGGGTGATGGGATTAAACGGTACAGCTCCAGTCTATACTCAGAGGAGCAAGTCAAGCGAGTTATTACGGGATCCGGCCTCACCATAGAAGGCGAAGTCGATATTGACTTCCTACTGTTCTGCCCATTTCACCCAAACCATCGAACTCCAGCTGGAGAAATTGATAAATCCAAGGGCACGTTCTTTTGTTTCTCCTGTCACAAAGTCGCAGACTTAACAGAGTTTGTTATGCACACAACCGGAAGGACTTACTTCGAGTCCGCTAGGTTTATTAAAAGTAAAGAGACTGAGACTAACATAGAGGCAGAGGTGCAGAGGGCTCTTACAGAGCGACCAGAGTACGTGCCTTTCGATGAGGTTACTATTCAGCGCCTTTCTCAGCAGGCACTAGATTCCCCAAGGGCGGTCAACTATTACCTTGGCAGGAATATATCTAAAGAGTCCATGGAAACTTTTAAGCTTGGGTTTTCGGAGAAGCAAGACATGGTCACGATACCTGTGCATGCCCCCAACGGGATGCCTGTAGGTTTTGTTGGTAGGTCTATAGAGGGCAAAGAATTTAAGAACACCCCAAAACTTCCCAAAGGCAAAGTCCTGTTCAACCTGCATCGCGTAAAAAACGCAGATAAGATTTATGTTGTGGAGTCCTCATTTGATGCGATAAGACTACATCAATGTGATTTTCCAGCGGTAGCTACGTTGGGATCAAATGTATCCAACATACAAACAGACCTACTACAAAAATACTTCAATAACGTAATAGTTATTGCTGATAATGATGAAGCAGGCGGAAACATGAAAGACAGGATAATTAAAAAACTTGGCTCTAGAGTATCCGTAATACAGTTAGAAAAGCAATACAAAGATATAGGCGATATGTCAGATAACGATATAAGAAACTTAGAGTATTCGTTTGACAAATCAATAGCCAGCATGCTAACATAATACATACAAACAAGGAGAACAAAACATGAGCATTACAAGAGGACTAAAAGACATCAACGCACTACTAGACAAGCCGAAGTATGAATCTAACGGAGAGAAGGTTCGATGGCTTAAGCTTGTAGACGGACAGTCAGCAAAGATTCGATTCATCGAAGAGCTGGACGAAGAGTCCGCAGGTTACGCCGAGGGCAGGGGTCTTGCAATCGTCGTTAAGGAGCACACAAATCCAAAGGACTACAAGCGCAAGGCTTTGGACACCATGGACTCTGAGGGTCGTGACTGGGCAGAAGAGATGAGCCGCAAGGATCCCAAGGCAGGCTGGAAAGCCCGTCTACGCTTCTACTGTAACGTCCTTGTGGATGACGGTCTCGAGCCTCCATACGTTGCTGTGTGGTCCCAGGGTGTCGGCAAGCAGTCGGCATTCAACAACCTTAGAGAGTACGCTTTGGAAACTGGCAGTATCTCTAACATGTCATGGAAGATCAAGAGAAACGGTCAGGGAACAGAGACTAGCTACACTCTGATCCCCACAGCACCAGACTCTGAGCCATTCGACTGGTCAGGACATGAGCCTTTCGATTTGGAGAAGGTCGTAAGACACGTACCTTATTCAGAGCAGGAAAGTTTCTACCTTGGGTTTGACGGCCCATCCTCTGTAACTGCAACCAACATAGACTGGTAATTTATATTGGGAGGGGTGGCCACTCGCTGCCCCTCCTTTTACACACCCCTATTGACATCACGCGCTCACTGTGCAATAATTATTGTACGCATAACAGAGGATCTTAATGAGCTACAACGGCCTGCACGTTCACACACACTACTCGCTCTTTGACGGGATTGCTACTCCTCAGGAGTATGTTGACCGTGCCAAAGATTTGGGCATGTCTGCCATTGCTATTACAGACCATGGATCCCTTTCTGGACACAGAGAGTTTTATCGTATGGCTAAGGACAAGGGGATTAAACCTGTCCTTGGCGTAGAGGCCTACATCACAGCCGATAGGTTCGACCAACGAGGTAACGATGCTCGCGACGGATTACTAGACTTAGTTTACAACCACGTAATCATTCTTGCAAAGAATAAGGTTGGGCTTTACAATTTAAACAAGCTAAACGAAATTGCTTGGACAGAAGGTTTCTTCAAGAAGCCACGTATTGACTACGAGGTGTTAGAGAAATATGCGGAAGGCCTAATCGTTCTTTCTGGATGCCTCTCTGGTGCTCTAGCAAAAGCTATTGAGGCAGAAGAGCTTGCGGAAGCAAAAACTATTATTGAGTGGCACAAGAGGGTCTTCAAGGACGACTACTACATTGAGGTTATGCCACACAACGGGGAGGCTGTTAACAAGCAGCTTCTGGCTTTGGCAGACCAGTACAACGTAACCCCCATCATCACCCCAGACTGTCACCATGCTGATGCGGGGCAAAAAGAAATTCAGGAGCTTAAGCTTATCCTTAACAGCTACTCTAATAAAGTACAGAAGGATGTTACTTACAACAAGTCTTTAAAGCATGACAACCTAATGGATAGACTAGATTACCTGTACGGCGAACGCCAAATATCATTTGCTAAGTTTGATATTCATCTTCTATCTGATGAAGAGATGCGTTCTGCTATGGTTTCACAAGGTGTTGACCGAGAAGACATGTACACTGCAACCCAAGAAGTTGCCGATAAGGTTCAGGACTACGAGATAGAAGACTACGCAGACTTGCTACCGGTTCAGTACCAGGATCCTAATGGCGAGCTGAGGATGCTGGCTGAGCAGGGGCTCAAGAAGCGTGGCGTTGATTCCCAAGAATATCGTGATAGGTTAGACGAAGAGCTTAAGGTTATTCAGGACAAGAACTTTGGTCCATACTTTCTCGTTGTTAGGTCTATGATTTCTTGGGCTAAAAAAGAGGGGATCATGGTTGGTCCTGGTCGAGGTTCTTCTGCTGGATCGCTTCTGTGTTACGCATTAGAGATTACAGACATTGACCCCATCGTTCATGGATTGCTCTTTTTTAGATTCATTAACCCTGAGCGTAGCGACTTCCCAGACATCGACACCGACATCCAGGATTCTCGAAGAGAAGAAGTAAAGGACTACCTTGTAAGGCAGTACAAGCACGTGGCATCCATTGCTACTTTCTTGCAGTTCAAAGATAAGGGGGTAGTCAGAGACATCGCCAGAGTCCTTCATATACCTCTTACAGACGTCAACAAGGTCCTAAAGGTTATTGATACGTGGGAAGACTATTGCCGATCCCGTCAGGCCGAATGGTTCAGAGAGAAGTACCCGGAGATTGAGGTCTATGGAGAGCAGCTACGTGGACGAATTCGTGGGACTGGCATACACGCAGCTGGTGTTGTGACGTCAAAGCAGCCTATCTTCAAGTTTGCCCCTATGGAGACCAGGGTCTCTCCTGGAACTAAGGAGAGAATCCCTGTGGTAGCCGTAGACATGACCGAGGCAGAGCGTATTGGTCTAATCAAGATCGATGCTTTGGGCCTTAAAACTCTATCAGTCCTAAGAGACACCCTAGACATAATAGAGGGGCGTCACGGAAAGAAGATTGACCTACTAGAAATTGACATGGACGACTCCAATGTTTACAAAATGCTATCAGACGGTTATACCAAGGGGGTATTCCAGTGTGAGGCTACCCCGTATACAAATCTTCTAGTTAAGATGGGCGTCAAGAACTTCTCTGAGCTAGCAGCTTCTAATGCTTTGGTTCGACCAGGTGCCGCAAACACCATTGGTAAGGACTACATCGCTCGCAAGCAAGGCAGACAGAACATTAGTTACCACCACAAAGTCTTTAAGGAGTTCACGGCTGAAACTTACGGCTGTGTCTTGTATCAGGAGCAGGTCATGCAGGCATGTGTATACCTAGGCGGTATGAGCATGTCTGAAGCCGACACTGTTCGTAAGATTATTGGAAAGAAGAAAGACGCTAAAGAGTTTGACGTCTTCAAAGATAAGTTCGTAAAGGGTGCATCTAACTACCTAAGCCCTAATGCTGCACTAGACCTTTGGACAGACTTCGAGGCTCACGCTGGGTATTCGTTTAACAAGTCTCACGCCGTGGCGTACTCAACTCTTTCCTATTGGACAGCATGGTTAAAGAATAGATACCCACTAGAGTTTATGTACTCTATCCTTAAGAATGAAAAGGACAAGGACGCCAGAACAGAATACCTGATTGAGGCTAAGCGTATGGGAATATCTATCAAGCTTCCTCATATCAATGATTCAGATGCTGACTTCAAGATCGAAGGCAAGGGCATCAGGTTCGGACTCACAGGCATAAAGTATATCTCAGACAACATTGCCGAGAAGTTTTTAGCAGTGCGTCCATTCAAGTCTTATAGCGACCTAGAGGCCTTCACTTCCAAGAAGGGCAGTGGTGTCAACAGCAGGTCCCTGCAGGCCCTACGGGTAGTCGGTGCAGCAACATTTGAAGACAACCCTCGTAAGGACGATGAGATTCGTGAAAACCTTTACGAGTTCCTGAACCTCCCAGAGTTTAATATATCTGTGCCACAACACTTTCACGCATTCATTAATGATGTTGAAGACTTTGACGACAAGGGATCCTTCATACTTATGGGCATGGTCAAGAGTATAAAGAGGGGACCTGGATGGTCAAGGATAGAGTTGCTAGATAAGACTGGTAGTGTTGGCATCTTTGACGACGAGCAGACGACTATAGAACCAGGGAAGACCTATCTATTACTAGCAAGTGACAACAGAGTTCTTAATGCGATACAGATTGACGACATTGGTAAGGTAGAGTCATCACTAATTAAATACTTAAACTACAAGACTCTTCCTTTTAAGGGTGATGAGATGTATGTTGTATCGTTTAAATCACGGGTAACTAAGGCAGGAAAGAAAATGGCATACCTAACCCTTGCAGATACCGCCAGAGAGCTTCACCCCGTAACGGTGTTCCCAACCCAGTTCTCAAAGGCTTACATGAAAATAAAAGAAGGCAGCTCGTATGTCTTCAGCTTCGCAAAAACAAAAGATGGAACAATAATTATGGAGGACGTACATGACAACAATTGATGAGGCTCTAGCTTTATTAGATCCAAAGTTACGAAAGAAGGTGGCACCAGCGGTGGGAATCAAGACAGAGTTTCAGAAGACTCCTAGCCCAGGTCTTAATAAGGCCTTGGGTGGTGGGTTTCCGTATGGCAGACAGGTTCTTCTTTGGGGGAGCAAGTCTAGCGCCAAGTCTTCTCTGTGTTTGCAGACAATCGGGTTGGCACAAAAAGAAGGAAAACTTTGTGCTTGGGTTGATGCAGAGATGTCATACGATGCAGAATGGGCTGAGAGGCTAGGGGTAGACCCCACACAGCTGATTTACTCAGAGGCAAGGAGCATCAACGACATGGTAGATGTTGTCGTAGCCCTGCTGCATGCAGGCGTAGACATGATTGTGATAGATAGTATAAGCTCTCTTCTTCCAGCGGTATACTTCGAGAAAGACTCTACAGAGTTAAAGCAGCTGGACAACACTAAGCAGATTGGGTCAGAGTCAAAGGACCTAAAGCATGCTTGGATGATGATTAACTATGCGAATAATCAGGAGAAGCCAGCTCTGATTGTTGCTATCTCTCAGGCTAGGAATAACATTACAGCAATGTATACTCAGTCTATTCCAACTGGAGGTAATGCAACTCAGTTCTTCTCCTCAACTATCGTAAAGCTGTTCTCATCCTCGTCTGATGGTCAGGCCATTAAAGGCAAGATTCAAGTTGGAGACAAGCTTATAGAACAAAAGCTAGGTCGGACAGTTCGCTGGGAGGTTCAAAACTCTAAGACCTCCGCACCAGGAGAGTCTGGAGAGTATGGGTTTTACTATAAGGGAGACCTTATTGGAATTGATGTTATTGGAGACCTTGTAGATACGGCAGAGATGGTGGGCTATGTGGAGCGTACAGGTGCTTGGTACATCCTTCCAGACGGTACAAAGGTTCAGGGAAGAGACGCGTTCGTAAAGCGTGTCAGAGAGGACTCTGCCCTTCAGCAAGAGCTTAGGGACAAGGTCAATGGGCTCTAGCCGATACAGCATATACACCGGAAAGTTTAACTGTCATGTATGCAAGGACCCCGTGACCTCACTTAGGCATTATCCAGAGGTAACGGAACTTACTTGGATGTGTGGACAAAACCACCTAACTAAGGTACAATTAACTATAAAGAAAACAAAGAGAGACTATGAGCGAGAGATCTGAGTCCAAGAGAATTGGTGCTACACAGCACAAAAACTCTGGAAGAAATAACAAGAAGGGCGATGCCACTTGGCAAAACTTTGTTGTTGACTTTAAAGAATATCCAAAGGGTATGCGAATAGACCAAGACATCTGGGCAAAAGCAGTAACAGATGCCATGAAGTCAAACGCAGACCCAGCACTCGTCTTAGTAATGGGCGACGGTAACCGCAAGACAAGATTAGCTATCATAGAGCTATCACTACTAGAGCAGCTATTGGAGAATCAAAAATGAAAACACTATTTCTAGATATAGAGACTACACCTATCCTTGCTTACACGTGGGGACTTTGGGATCAGAATATTAGTATCGGACAAATCGTAAAACCTACGGAGATGTTGTGCTTCGGTGCAAGGTGGGGAGACAAGAAAAAGGTTGTGTTTAAGTCTTTGCATCATGACGGTAAAGAAGAAATGCTTAAGGAGCTTCATTCCCTGATGCACGAAGCTGACGTCATGGTTGGTTGGAACTCTACAGGGTTTGACCATAAGCACATTAATCGAGAGTTCCTAGAGAACGGGCTGCTTCCTCCTTCACCAACAAAAGACCTGGACCTCATGTCTGTCACCAAGGCAAACTTTAGGTTTCCGTCAAACAAGTTGGATTACGTTGCGCAAGCTCTTGGTGTGGGGTCCAAGGTTAAGCACTCAGGGTTTTCGCTATGGTTGGACTGCATGGCCGGTGATGAAAAAGCTTGGGTAGAGATGAAGAAATATCAGATCCAAGACGTAAACCTGCTACTGGATGTTTACGATAAGCTACAGCCATGGATTAATGCACACCCAAACCGTGCGCTACATGATGGGGTAGAAGAAGGATGTACAAACTGTGCGTCCTATGCCCTCATACCAAGCGGTGAAGTCACAAACTCAACAGCAACTTATCAGCGATACCAGTGCATGGATTGTGGTAAGTGGTTGCGAAGCACTAAAAGCATGACATCTGCCACGATCACTTCAGCATCCTCCTGATGGTGTATAATAGAGTAAAGGTATAATATGGAAATCAGTAACCAAGACAGAAGCACACTAGAGCAGATCAATGGGTTGGCAGAGATAGCAGACTTCATGCAAGATGAAGAGCTAACCTCAGCACTTGTAATGGTTGCTAAGATAATTATTAAGCCAGATATTCCACTTCCAGTGGCAACTATTGAGATTGTAAGGCTGCAAGCAATTGCAGCTAAGATGTCACTTAGGGCCACTTGGATGGTAAACGTAGATAAGGGAGATAGAGCGAAGAAGAATATATACTTTACTGCAGCAGAGTCTATTAATAGTCTTGTAGCAGCGTTAAAATATATTATTCGCTAGTATTAATATGGTAAGCAATTTATTAAGTCAGATAATGATAAAGGCAGCAGCTAATAGGTCCTTCTTGGACCACGATGCCCTTATTGACAAGATAAGAACCGGTTACACAGTAAAGCGTGTTGACAAGTTCCAGACAAAGAAAAGCTTTGCACCTAGCACCATTGCCTTTTCTCATGGGGAGTGCCCTAGGTATTGGTACTTAGCTTTTAATGGTGCGACCTTCGCAGACAATGCGGACGCTTACGGTGGAGCTAATATGAACTCCGGTACCAAGGCTCACGAGCGCATACAGGAAGCCATGGGGAACGTGGACGACTTCTTAATTGACTCTGAGTTTAAAGTGACATATGATGACCCACCAATTTTTGGGTACGGGGATGTCATGCTGAACTGGGAAGGAAAGAATCTCTTAGGAGAGATCAAGACCATGCCCATGGAGGGGTTCGAGTATAGAAAGAAAACTGGTAAGGCAAAGGCTGGTCACATCATACAGCTTCTTCTTTACATGAAGATCTTAAATAGAACTGAAGCAGTTCTTATTTATGAAAACAAAAATAATCACGAGTTACTGATCATACCAGTACAGATAAGTGATTATTACATTAAGTGGGTTAATGCAGCTTTTGATTGGATGAGGTCAGTTCGGAAAGCCTGGGAAGATCAAACTCTTCCACAGAAGAACTACAGATCTAATTCAAAGATTTGCAAGACGTGTCCTATCCAGGCCGCGTGTGCAGAGGCTGGTCAGGGAGATATCAAACTACCGTCCTTGGAGCCCTTAGATGAACCAAAAACATTGTAAAAGATGTGGTAACGCTTTTGTTACTGGCATATCTTACCAGATTTACTGCTCTGCAGAATGTCGGGAGGAAGCCACAAAAGAAAAGATATCAGAACGATACGCCATTGTAAAAAGAAAAAAGAGGGCAAAGAATTTAAAGACCTGCAGGTCTTGCCCTACAAAGCTTTCTGTATACAACGAAGACTCAATATGTTCTACGTGCGCTATCGACCCAGATATCGTATCCAAGACGTTGCGTGAGCTAAGGGGGATATCCAATGGTAAACCTATCAGCGATGAATCCTAAGCCACAAAGAGTTTGCTCAATTGACGCAAGTACCAACAGTATGGCATTCGCTATCTTTGATGGACAGACCTTAACGCACAGCGGAAAGATAAACTTTAAAGGTGTAAGCACTTACTCTAAAGTTTCTGACTCTGCAAAGAAGTGTGTATCGTTCTTTAAATTATTTGACATAGACGCTATAATCATTGAGCATACTGTGTTTATTAATTCACCAAAGACTGCCGCAGACCTAGCTCTTGTGCAGGGTGCCATGCTCGGCGCAGCAGCCCAAAACGGAATCCGAATTGCTGGATCAATTAACCCCATCACTTGGCAGATATATCTTGGAAACGGCAAGTTAACAAAAGAAGAAAAGCTTGGGATACAGGCAGAGACCCCAGGCAAGTCTGCTTCCTGGTACAAGAACCGTGAACGCGAGTTTAGGAAACAAAGAACTATTAACGTTGTTAATATTATTTATGATAAGTCCGTAACAGATAATGACGTAGCCGATGCAATAGGCATTGGTCATTACGCAATTAATAATTGGGGAAAGGTTGACAAGTAATATGTCCTCTGCTAAACTGTATACATCAGAAAACTGGTTGCGCAAGCGATACCACACAGATAAGAAGAGCCCCGAGCAAATCGCAAAAGAGTGTGGAGCAAGCGTAGAAACTATATACGTCTACCTAGCAAAATTTGGATTAAGGAAATCACGCAGATGAGTGTGCAAACAGAACAAGATATTGAACGGGTAGCTAATCAGGTAAAAGATATGTTAGTGGCTAAGAATCGATCCTACGGCGACTCAGCCCTACACCCCACAAGAGTCTTCTCCAAGTCAGACAACGTGGAGCAGATCTTGGTTCGTATTGACGACAAGCTATCTAGGATACAAAACGGCCATGACTGGCCAGGAGACAATGACATCGACGACTTAATAGGATATCTGGTATTATTGAAGATAGCAAAGGAGAGAGTATAATGGCTAGACGTAAGCGTTCAAGCGTAGTTCACCACAGCATCTTTGAGACAGAGCCTAGCTTTGAGATCAACGGGTTTGTTATAAGCGCAGGAGATACTGTAAAGGTTAGAGGAGAGTATGGGTCTAAGTTTAAGGTTCGAGGCCTCACCACTAATACAGAGACTGGCAGCACATGGATAGATGTTTTTGAGTTAGTCCGAGGAATCCCCTGTCAGTTTAGAGCATTTAAGATTGATAGAATTAAGAGAGTCCCACAGAGGGGTAAGAGGGCGAAGCGTGTCAACCCCTGAGGATCAGCTAGTAGAACACTTAGACATCGTTAATAAGGTTGTCGAGAGGTACTTGTCTGGATCGGAGCCAACCCAGATATCTAAAGAGCTAGCTATGCCTAGGCAAAAGGTGGTGGGTTATCTAAACGAGTGGCGAGCCATGGCTTCAGACAACGCTGCTATTCGTGCTAGAGCTAAGGAAGCTCTTGTCGGTGCAGACACCCACTACAGCAAGCTTATCTCAAAGGCTTATGAAGTAATAGACGAGGCAACTATGGTTGCAAACCTGGGAGCTAAGACTGCAGGCATCAAGTTGGTAATGGACCTAGAGCGAACCCGAATAGACATGTTGCAGAAAGCCGGTCTTCTTGAGAATAAAGAGCTAGCAGAAGAAATGGTAGAGATCGAAGAGCGCCAGCAAGTCTTAATACAAATTCTAAAGGATGTTGCGTCTGAGCACCCAGAGATTCGAGATAAAATTATGAAGCGTCTGTCCCAGGCAACCAAGCCAGGAGAGACCATTACGATTGTGAACGAATAATGTTTGATGATTTCTTAGAGGCGCTGCAAGATAGCCCATTCGCAGAGGTTCCCGTAGACGCCAAGACCTTTGTTGAGGGAATTGACTATCTTGGTCAGCCGACCTTATCCCAGAGTCAGTATGACATTGTGGAAGCTATGAGTCAGATCTACAGAAAAGAAGACCTCATAGAGCTTATGGGTTTTGAAGAGGGCACTCGCTACTATAAAAAATATACCAAGAACGAAGTCATCCTCCAGCTGGGAAAGGGTAGCGGAAAAGACTTTACCTCTACAGTTGCCTGTGCATATATCGTGTACAAGCTTCTTTGCTTAAAGGACCCCGCAAGATATTTTGGAAAGCCCGGCGGAGACGCCATCGACATTATTAACATTGCTATAAATGCACAGCAGGCAAAGAACGTTTTCTTTAAAGGCTTTAAATCTAAGATCGAAAGGTCTCCTTGGTTTCAAGGTAAGTACTATGCAAAAATGGATAGCATAGAGTTTGACCATTCAATAACGGTTTATTCTGGACACTCCGAGCGTGAGTCTCACGAGGGCCTAAACCTGATCTTGGCAGTTCTAGATGAGATCTCTGGCTTCGCCTCTGAGGTTGGAACAGGCAATGAGCAGGCCAAGACCGCAGATAATATATACAAGGCATTTCGTGCTTCGGTAGACTCTCGGTTCCCAGACTTGGGTAAGGTTGCATTGCTATCTTTTCCACGTTACCCAGGAGACTTCATCTCTCAAAGATATGACGATGTCGTAATGGAAAAAGAGGTAGTGACAAAGCATCACAAGTTTATTATGAATGATGAGTTGCCAGAAGACGCCCCAGGAAATTCTTTAGAGATTGACTGGGAAGAGGACACAATCCTTACTTACAAGTATCCAGGGATGTTTGCCCTAAAGCGTCCCACTTGGGTGGTTAACCCTACACGTAAGATCGATGACTTCAAGATAGCCTTTTACACAGACCTTGCTGATGCCATGCAGAGGTTTGCTTGCGTTCCAAGGTTCTCCTCAGATGCTTTCTTTAAGCAGAGGGACAAGGTCCAAAACGCTATGACCATCAGAAACCCCATAGACGGTTTCAAGAGGTTCGAGGAAACGTTTAAGCCAGACCCAACTAAGAAGTATTATGTTCACGCTGACCTTGCACAACGACACGACAAGTGTGCTGTTGCCATTGCTCACGTAGATCGTTGGGTAAATATTCAGGTAATTAAAGATTATGAGCAGGTAGCTCCAGTAGTAGTGGTAGACGCTGTAGTCTATTGGGAGCCACGTGTTGAGGGGCCAGTAGATCTTTCAGAGGTTAAGCAGTGGATTCAGAACCTACGCAGGCTAGGATTCGATATTGGAATGGTCTCCTTTGACCGCTGGCAGTCCTTTGATATTCAGAATGAGCTAAAGGCTGTTGGGATCAGAACTGAGACGGTATCGGTAGCCAAGAAACATTACGAGGATATGGCAATGCTTATCTATGAAGAGCGACTAGCGATGCCAATGATTGATTTGTTGTTTGAAGAGCTAACAGAGCTAAAGATTATGAAGGGTAATAGGGTAGACCACCCGAGAAAGTCCTCCAAAGACCTAGCAGACGCTGTTTGTGGAGCCATCTATGGAGCTATATCCCATACACCAAAGAACACTAACCAAGAAGTTCAAATCCACACGTTTAGAGATAGAGCCAAGTCACCACAAGAGCTTGCGGATAAGGACAGAAATGTGATAAGATATAGGCCAGAGCAAAAAGATTTAGAAGACTATCTGGGTCAGTTTAATTTAATCTAGAAAGGTCCCAGTGTCCATAACTATTGTATATTTTTCAAACTATTCTGGTAACACCAAGAGATTCGCGGAGAAAATAAATGAGAACGCTATTCCTATTCCTATTAAGTCTAGTGATAGCGAGCCTCTTATTATGCATAATCCTTATGTTCTCTTTGTTCCGACTTATGGTAGTGGCAGCGACACGCATGCAATCCCAAGACAGGTTCGAAGATTCTTAAATAACAGAAACAATCGTGAAAAGCTCCAGGGAGTAGTTGGCTTCGGCAATACTAACTTTGGAGAAGATTTTTGTAAAGCAGCACACATGATATCTAGCAAAGCAGGAGTACCACTGGTCGCTAGAATAGAAATTTTTGGTACACAAGATGACGTCATAGAGGTCAAGAATAGGTTGGAAATACTATATGGAGAATAAAGCCAGTTACCACGAGTTAAACGCAATGCTAAATATGTACGACCAGAACGGTAAGATTCAGTTTGGGAAAGACAAGGAAGCAGCAAAGTCCTACTTCCTTGACCATATCAATCTTAATACTGTTTTCTTTCACAGCATTGAGGAAAAACTTGAGTACCTTGTAGAGAACGAATACTACGATACAGGTTTGCTCAATAGCTATTCTCCAGAAGAAGTTAAAAGCTTGTTCAAGCATGCTTACTCCTACAAGTTTAGGTTCCCAACATTCGTTGGTGCTTACAAGTTCTATACACAGTACGCGCTTAAAACCTTTGACGGCGAACGCTACCTAGAAAGATTTGAAGACAGAGTCGTGATGAACGGCTTGATGCTAGGGCTAGGCAACTTCGAGACAGCACGAGATGTGATCGATGAGATTATCTCTGGACGCTTCCAGCCGGCCACCCCGACCTTTCTTAATGCAGGTAAGGCTCAGCGAGGAGAGTACGTTTCATGTTTCCTTCTTCGTGTAGAAGACAACATGGAGTCTATTGCGAGAGCGGTAACCTCTTCTCTGCAGCTTTCAAAGCGTGGTGGCGGTGTAGGTCTTAACCTTACAAACATTCGCGAGTACGGGGCACCCATTAAAAAGATTCAGAATCAATCATCTGGAATTATACCAGTAATGAAAATGCTTGAGGATGCCTTCTCCTATGCAAACCAGCTCGGTGCTCGTCAGGGCGCTGGTGCGGTTTACCTAAACGCTCACCACCCAGATATTATGAGATTCCTAGACACAAAGAAGGAGAACGCTGATGAGAAAACTCGTATCAAGACTCTATCGATCGGTGTGGTTATACCTGACATCACGCTTGAATTAGCAAAGAATGGCGAAGACATGTACCTGTTCTCACCATATGATGTGGAACGTGTGTATGGCTTACCAATGATGGACATCTCGGTTACTGAGAAGTACCAGGAAATGGTAGATGATCCTAGGATTAAGAAGACCAAGATCAAAGCTCGAGAGCTATTCCAGCGTATTGCAGAGCTTCAGTTCGAGTCGGGGTATCCTTACATCGTATACGAAGACACTGTAAATGAATCCAACCCTATAGAGGGAAGGATTAATATGTCTAATTTGTGTAGTGAAATCTTACAGGTAAACACTCCTACAACTTATAACAATGACATGAGCTATAAGGACATTGGAAAAGATATCTCATGTAACTTAGGATCATTAAACATAGCTAAGGCCATGGAGTCTCCAGACTTTGGTAAGACCATTGAAGTGGCCGTAAGGTCCCTCACAGCGGTCTCAGAGCTGTCCTACATAGACTCTGTGATGTCTGTTGCGGAAGGTAATCGTAAGTCTAGGGCTATTGGTCTTGGGCAAATGAACCTGCACGGTTACTTTGGAAAACAAGAAATGTATTACGGAGATGAGGAGTCCTTGGACTTCACCAACATATACTTCTTGACGGTACTGTACCATGCCTTAAAAGCATCCAACCAGATATCTATAGAGAAGAAGTCACCGTTTGAGGGGTTCAAGAACTCCAAGTATGCGGATGGATCTTTCTTTGACAAGTACACCACTCAGAAGTGGGAGCCAGTTACAGAGAAGGTCGCTAAGTTATTTAAAGATGCTAAGATTAAGATTCCTAAAAAGAAGGACTGGGAAGAGCTTAAGGCCTCCGTAATGGAGCACGGTATCTACAACCAGAACCTACAAGCGGTTCCTCCTACAGGCTCTATCAGTTATGTAAATAACTCAACGTCTTCTATCCACCCTATCGCAGCTCAGGTTGAGATTCGTAAAGAAGGAAAGATGGGTAGGGTCTATTACCCCGCTCCTCACATGACAGATGACAACCGACAGTACTTTATGGATGCCTATGAAATTGGTCCAGAGAAAGTTATCGATGTCTACGCAGCTGCAACCCAGCACGTTGACCAGGGGCTATCTCTGACTCTGTTCTTTAAGGACAGCGCAACCACCAGAGATGTCAACCGAGCACAGATTTACGCATGGAAGAAGGGTATCAAAACCATTTATTACATTAGAATTAGGCAGGACGCCTTAGAGGGAACTGACATGGAAGGCTGTGTTTCTTGCCAGCTATAATGAAGAATCTTATGGTATACTTTATATCTACAAGGAGACCCCATCTATGATTACAAGACCCATTAACTGGAATAAAGTTGAAGACCCGATTGACCTAGACGTATGGAACAGGCTTACAGCCAATTTCTGGTTGCCAGAAAAGATCCCTATCTCCAATGACATTCAGTCTTGGTCAACACTTAGGGACAACGAAAAGCTTCTCACTATGAGAGTGTTCACTGGCCTAACTATGCTGGATACTATACAGGGTACGGTAGGGTCAATGAGCATTCTTCCAGATGCTATCACTCAGCACGAAGAGGCTGTTATTACTAACATTGCTTTCATGGAGAGCGTTCATGCCAAGTCATACTCTAGTGTATTTTCAACCCTAACATCCTCTGAGCAGATTGAGGATGCATTCCGTTGGTCTGAGGACAACCCATACCTTCAGAAGAAGGCTGAAATCATTCTTGGATATTACCATGGTGATGACCCACTAAAGCGCAAGGTAGCTTCCACTCTGTTGGAAAGCTTCTTGTTCTACTCTGGTTTCTACTGGCCGATGTATTTGTCAAGCAGAGCAAAGCTAACTAACACTGCTGATCTTATTAGGCTTATCATAAGGGATGAAGCTGTTCACGGCTATTACATTGGGTATAAGTTCCAAGTAGCTTACAACAAGTTGGATGCTGCAGCTCAAGAAGACATCAAGGCTTACGCCTACAGCATGCTTATGGAACTCTATGAAAACGAGATCCGCTATACTGCAGAGCTTTACGATGAAGTCGGACTAACAGAAGACGTAAAGAAGTTTTTGCACTACAACGCTAACAAGGCTCTAATGAACTTGGGATTCGATGCACTGTTTCCTAAAGACGTTTGCGATGTTAGTGCAGCCATCCTTTCTGCCTTGGCTCCTAATGCAGGAGAAAACCACGACTTCTTCTCTGGATCTGGTTCAAGCTACGTAATTGCTAAGAACGAGCAAACAGAAGATAGCGACTGGGACTTTTAGTGACGTTCTATCAAACACTCGAAGAGGCAGACTCTGAGGTATTTAATTTCATACAACAAGAAAAGTCAAGACAAAACAACACTCTTGAGATGATTGCAAGTGAAAACTTTGTACCGTTGTCGATCATGGAGGCACAGGGTTCAGTCCTCACCAATAAGTACGCTGAGGGTTACCCTGGAAAGCGTTACTATGGAGGCTGTGAGTTTGTAGATGAGATAGAGAACCTAGCAATCTCCAGGGTAAAACAACTCTTTGGTGCAAAGTATGCAAACGTTCAACCTCACTCTGGCTCAAGTGCTAGTGCAGCTGTGCTTCATGCGTTGGCTTCACCAGGAGATACTATTCTCGGGATGGAGTTGTCTCACGGTGGTCACTTAACCCACGGGATGAAGCTCAACTTTTCGGGTAGAAACTATAAAGCTACATCATACGGTGTAGATCCATTAACTAACTTAATAGACATGGATGAGGTAAGAGACAAAGCTCTAGAGCACAGGCCTCAAGTTCTAATTGCTGGCTGGTCTGCATACTCCAGGCACCTTGATTTTGATGCCTTTAGAAGCATCGCTAATGAGGTTGGAGCAAAGCTTTGGGTAGACATGGCTCACTTCTCTGGACTGGTTGCAGCTGACCTGCACCCAAGCCCATTCCCTTTTGCTGATGCAGTTTCTACAACAGTTCATAAAACATTGGGAGGGCCAAGGTCCGGAGTAATCCTTAGCCAGGATGCAGACATTGCCAAAAGAATAAACTCCGCAGTGTTCCCTGGACAGCAGGGCGGTCCTCTAATGCATGTGATAGCTGCCAAGGCCGTCGCGTTTAAGTTAGCTATGCTTCCAGAATTTAAAGAGCGTCAAGAGAGAACAATCTCTGGAGCAAAAGTTATAGCAGAGACACTGGTAGATCGAGGAATAAATGTCTTAACTGGGGGAACAGATGTGCACCTCTTAATAGTAGACTTGTCTAACTCTAATATTAGTGGCAAAGAAGCAGAAGATCTTCTTCATAGCTCTGGCATCACAGTTAATAGAAACTCAGTACCTTTTGACAGCAGATCGCCTATGGTCACTTCTGGACTTAGAATCGGAACTCCTGCCTTAGCTACAAGAGGCTTCGGGGATGAGGAATTCCAAGAGGTAGCAGATGTTATCGCAGACCTCCTGTTAAGCAAAATGTCTCCTAACTCTGCAATGGACAGAGTAAAGCTTTTGACTCAGGCATTTAAGCTTTATTAGTCTAAACTTTGTTTGACAATCTCTTCTGTGTCCTGTATACTTAGTATAATATCCAAGTCGCAAGGCTTGTTAGTTAGTAATTTAGATTGCCCCATAGCTCAATTGGCAGAGCGCAGAGCTGTTAACTCTGATGTTCCTGGTTCGAGTCCAGGTGGGGCAGCGGGAATATAGTTTAATGGTAAAACTACAGATTTCCAATCTGTTGTTGAGAGTTCGATCCTCTCTATTCCCTCTCAAGTTCAAAAACCGCATTTTTTATATACTCTAGTATAATGGTATTAGGGAGTCTATCTAGCTAACCCCGATAATCGTGTCACTCCCCTATAACTAAACCCCTAAGGAGTAAAAGACATGCGTAAACTACTTAAAATATTGGCAAGAATGCTTGCAGTATTCTTCGCATCTGCACTTTCAGTGCTAGGTGTTGGAGCAATCGTAGGGATTCAACTTTGGCAATCACTGCTTATGGCAGGGGCATTGGGAGTGGCAAGAGTCCTGGAAGGGATAGCAAGAGCTTACATTGGCGATGGAAAGCTAACAGATCTTGAGATCGAGGAAGTCTTTCAGAAGGCAGCCGCCAGGAAAAAACCCTAAACAATAGCTTGCAATGAGCGACACTTTAAGATACAATAGAGTATAAGCCGCAAAGGAAGAGGTTGTGATGGATGACTTTAACGTATGGTTAAGTCACGGTTATGTAATGGGTTGGTGTGGGCCGGCAGTTTGCGATACCCATGACGGAGTCCCAATGTCGGAGACAGAGTTAGCTGAGTTTGATGACGGTGGTGACCCATGCCTACACATTCTTCGTCTCTATGAGGACAAGGAACACAAAAAATCTATAGAAGAAAGCCACTCTCCGTCTATTTGGAGAGCTATTAACAGCGGCCTATAACTCAGGCTACCACCGTAAAACCACATAATTAAACATGGGAGTGATCGGTTTCGACAGTAAGTCTGAAGCTGGAGAAGCAAGCAGAGAATCCTGTACCTCTTGAATCGGGAAAAAGAATAACTGCAAACTCACGTTCTGCATTCGCACTAGCTGCTTAATAGCGCTCAGTGCACCACGGGCAGCATTAGTTCTAAATGGGCACCCCTGGATTTAAGTAAATAGAACACCCACCAAGGTGGCGACCTTAACCGCAACCCGCAGCACCGTGGCTGGTAGAGCCTAAGCTTGTAGAAGAACAGTAGATTGCTTATTGGACGGGGGTTCAATTCCCCCCACTTCCACAAATCTTCTCCTGCATGTATGGGGGTAACCAGATCCTGTAGCTCAGCTGGTTAGAGCGCCGTTCTGTCACGGCGGAGGTCGCCAGTTCAAGTCTGGTCAGGGTCGCTTTGCCTCCTTAGCATAACGGCTAGTGCACTGGTTTTGTAATCCAGGGATAAGTGTTCGATTCACTTAGGAGGCTCTTGGTTAATGTCGTGATTTAAAGCTCTGTGGTATAATTGAATAGATTAGACAAGGAGAGCTATATGAACACCTATCAACAGCCCCTAGATGGCGTATATGGTAAAGACTGGAAGATTTCAAGCAAGATGGGTTGGAGAATTCACCCAATTCACAAGACCAAGAAGCACCATAACGGTACAGATATTATAAGCCTTAGAAGCGGAACGACCTATGTGGAGGCGTTTGCAAACGGTCGGGTAGTCAAGGCACGTCAGTCAAACGCTGCTGGCGGAGGCTTTGGGTATTACGTAGTGCTTAGGCATTACCTAGACGGAGAGTACTACACCTCGTTGTATGCACACCTTGAGCCTAACTCTTTTCAGGTTAAGGTGGGTCAGCTGCTCAGTGCCGGAGATGTCCTAGGAAAAATGGGTACGTCTGGGATGAGCACCGGAAAGCACCTTCACTTTGAGATTTGGAAAGGCAAGAAGCACGGATGGTCATCAGACGGTAAGGGATTTGTAGAACCAGTTGGCTTCATAAAGGCACTAAACGCTTCTGCACAGGCTAAGGCCTGGGCTAAGGAGTCAACTCCAGAAACAGATCCTGTGGAGCCAGAGCCTAACCACGAGCCAACAAAGAAGACAGCCAAGGGGCCTTCTGTAAAGGCCTTCGTTGTGCCCGTGACTGTTCCTATAGTTGTACCAGTTCCTAGGAAAGTCGTGAAGAAGCCAGCGGTAAAGCCTGTTGCTAAGCCTGTTGCGAAAAAGATTGAAAAGCCAAAAACTCATAAGATTGTTTCTGGAGATACTCTTGGAAAGATTGCTAGGAAGTATAGGACTAATGTCGCTACACTTACAAAGCTTAATAAGATAAAGAGACCAGATTTAATTTTTGTAGGTCAGACAATTAAGTTACCATAATGGCAACATATGAATACAAGTGCAAGTCATGCAGGGCACACGAAGTAGTCCTGAGGTCAATCTCTGACAAAGAGGTTGTTCCTAAATGCAAGGCTTGCAATCTAGGCCTCACTAGGGTATACTCTAATGTAGGAGTTGCCTTTAGCGGTAGCGGATTTTATAGTAATGATAAGGGGTAACTTTTGCAAATATTAACAGATAAAATAGAGTGGACCCTTTCGGCAATAGACCGATGCGACTATGGTTGTTCAGCTCAGGCATACGTCCGTGCTGTAGGAGTTAGCGGAGAGCTTTTGTTTTGTTCTCATCACTATAATAAGGTTTCTAATGATCCTACAGGATATCAAAACCTAGAGAAGTTTGCCTACCAGGTGGTGGACGAAAGAGAAAAGCTAATCGAGAATAGATTGCAAGGGTTAGACTCTTAGGTCGGTATTTATGGAATACTTAATAGGATCAATAACAACATTCTTTATTATAATCTTTGTTTATTTTAATGTATCTGCTAGCGTAAGACAAAACACTACGCCTACCCTAAGATTTTCCCAAAGCTACAGGTACCACCTGATATCCCCATACTCACCATTCGTCTACACAGGCTCATCTGCTGAAGAGGTTAAGACACAGGCAATGGTTCACTTTGACAAGGTAAACTTAAAGATAGTTTTATTTGAGGACCAGGCTTATTGGATTCAAGACGAGGCTTTCTATACTGCAGAGCTCTCACCTGACGGGAAAATAGATAAATTAACACAAAAAGTAGTTGACACAATGACCATGGATCCTGTACAATTGAATAAGATAATGATTATCGTAGAAACTCTTAGAGAAGGGAAGTAAGAATGCTAATAGGAATTCAAGGCACCAAATCCTTTTCCGACTACGGAATCTTTCTTAGAGCTATGGGAACCGCATTGTCTTCAATGAGTACATCGGACAAGAAGTTTTACATTTACTCAACAGGGCCATCTAGCTTAAACTCTATGGCCCATGAGTTTTGTAACGTGTCGGAGAGAAGCCTTAGGGCCCGAGGCATTCGTGTAAGGGTCATAAAGGTGCCACCTAAGTGGATCAAAGAAAGCATCCTGGATATAGATTACTTTATCTACTTTAGCAAGCCAAAAGAACCAGTCTCAGATCTTGTAGATTATGCAGAATCAAAGGGCGTAGATATCGGAATATACAGATACTAACAGCTTAGCGGATATGCTTAGCCAGATAGACAACAAAATCAACGGACAAAAAAGGCAACGTACAGGTAAATCCAATGAACATAAAATCACTAGATAATATGGAAAAGATTGTAAAAAGCAATTGGACTTTGTCGTGGAGTGGTTGGGACGTTATTCAGTCCTTTCCTAATCCAGCAGGGTGGTCGAAAAAGAACGGAGCATTTATGAAGAATAGATGGTTCGTGCAGCGTCGATTTAATGTCACAGAATCTGGCTGGGATCTTCCAGACAAAATCGTTAGCCTATATGAAGAGCGATGATTGGAAAGACCAAGCCGCTTGTAAGGGGTACGACGTCAATTTATTCTTTGACAAGTACGAGGACAATGAAACAGTAAGGCCAGCAATAGATAGCATCTGTGCTGCATGCCCTATCTCAAGAATCTGCTTTGCGGTTGGAGTTTCCCAAAAAGAATACGGTGTATGGGGGGGCGTCTATCTCGAGAAGGGTAAGATTTCTAGAGAGTTCGGCAGGCATCGGTCCAAGAAAGAATGGGCAGAGACCTGGAAATATCTAACGATGGATAAATAATGTATACGGATGAAATGAGAAGGGCTTTCCGATCTCTGGCTGGCCCCAAAAACTTTTCCTTGCAAATCATAGACCATGACAATTTCTTAACGGTTAAAGCCAGCGAGAACCAGTTCATGTCTCTGACGGGAGAGGGCAAAAGAAGTGCCGTAGAATACATGGCCAAAGTAAAGTCCGCACTAGAACTAAACGGTGCGATTGTGCTATTGGTTAGAGAAGGGGGTAAAGAGATATGATAGACCTATTAATCCTTATCTTTTTTAGCATTGTAGTAGCCTTGGGCTTTTTAGTCATTGCTCGTCAATGGCTATACAAAAGAAAGCTTATGTCAATCATTACACAGCTAACTGCAGATAACATCCTATTAAAGTCTGAGATCCAGAGACTGTCCGAGCTATCTGGGAGCTTTCCTCACGAAGAAACAGAGGGCTTCATAAAGTTTCTCTCCCAGTCTAGAGATTGGGCCTTTACGTATATAGAGGACGTTCAAAAGGCAATGCAAGAACTTTTTGTAGCCTTAATGGGAGCGGAAGAGGAGCAGATAAAAAAAGCAGCAGCAGGACTAGTTAAGTTCTTGCCGGAAGAAAATAAAAAGAGCTAAGCTCACAAATCGTGAGCGCACAACACACAGCTCTTTGACTAATAATATAAACAGAAGGAATATAAAATGAACAAAGCAATGATTGATTCATACCTAAGAAACCTACTAGGAGTACTACTGGGCCTGATCACAACAACTATGGCAAGCACAGGGGTTGTATCACCACTAGCATTTGGCACAGGAGAGTGGCTTCTCATAGCTAACGGTGTCTGGGCAGCAGCAGTTCCGACCCTGCTTCGCTACCTGAACTCTAAGGACCCAAGCTTTGGTCGTATCGCAGAGGGAGTAGCTCTAGAAGTGAGCAAGAGGCTTCTTGCTGAATCCAAAGCAGCTACCGCAGAAAAGAAGGCTGCTGAAGCTAAAAAGAAAGCTGCCGAGGCTGCGGAAAAGAAAGCTGCTGCAAAGCTAGCTGTAAAGAAGCCTGTTGCAAAGCCAGTAACCAAGGCTCCAACTACTAAGTAAATAATTATTCATTAAGATAGGCGGATCACGACTGTGGTCCGTCTTTTCTTATGTTATAATAGAAGGGTCCTCATACAGGGCAAGGATTAGCCGCTTTAGGATGACTAGTTACCATTTTTATATCGGGTTACGCCAGGGTTTCTGTATGGGGACTTTAATATTTTTGTAGAAATTATCGCAAGATTATGGTATACTTAACTGCTCCCCAGTTTAGGGGACGATAGACTTCATACCCAAAGGAAAAATGTTCTTGCGCGTTCATAAAAAACAAATCTCATTCGTAATTGCCCTAGCACTAGTTGGAGCTTTTCCTATCAACTCCCCAAGCTACGCCAACAACCAAATAGATTTAGGCGGATCAGGCAGCTTTGCGGTACTAGCTAAGACTTATGTGACAACTGGAGCCAGCAGCACTATACATGGCGACATCGGCTCTGGAGACGCTACAACAACTGGCGCCGATAGCACTCACAAAGGTAGTATCTACGCCGGCGGAGCAATAACTACTGGTGCTAGTAATGATATAGATGGCAACTTACACGCAGTGGCTGCTATTACCTTAGGGGCTGGCAACGAAATTGCTGGAACAGTAGAAGCCGGTCAATCAGCAATAAAAGACTCTTACTCTCAAGCAATGACGGCCATGGGCCAAGCAATCTCTGAGGCCATGGAGATCCCTGCTGAGACTGTAGCTACAGCTCTGGATGGAAGGACATTGGTCGGTGGCGCTTACACCGCTGCAGCTGGCGGGTTCTTAACCCTTGCGGGAAATCTTACACTGGACGCCGATGGCGATTCAAACTCAGTCTTCATAATCAAAAGCCCAACTTATATATCTACAGCTGCTGGTAGTTCTGTGACGCTAATCAATGGGGCTAAGGCTAGTAACGTCTTTTGGGTTACTGAGGGCTATATGTCCATGGGTGCCGATGCCAGAATATCTGGAAACATCCTAGCTAATGGTTACGTAACTGTCGGAGCAGGTGCAAGCGTTCTGGGTCGAGTCTTTTCTAAGACTAGCTACGTACTCTTTGGGCTCAGCGGTCCAGGTTCTTCTTTTGGCCTGATAGGTATTGGAACTGGGCCAACCCCTGCGCCGAGCCCCTCACCAGAGGCAACATCAGAACCCTCACCAGAAGCAACATCAGAGCCCTCACCAGAGGCAACACAACCAGTCGTGACACCAGCACCAACCAGCACCACACAACCAGCAGTGCCAGTCCCTAGCCAGTCGCCTACGCAGAGCCCGATTCCGACACAGCCCCCAGCCCCCACACAAGTGCCTACACCAGTGCCTACGCCAGTTGCTAGCTCTGCGCCACCTACAGCCGAGCCTAGCCCTAAACCTAAGACCGAGGTTACTGTAAGTCCAATACCAGAGCCAGACCAAAAGCCTATAGTCGTTGGTGAAAGGGAATCTTTTAGCCCTCTTGCTCTAGAATCTCCAGCACAAGAACCCTCGACACCTTATGTTGTAGACCTTGATATCCCGCAACACGATCATGAAAGCATGATAACTGTAAACGTAGATGGATCGGGCAACCCAAACATAACAATAAACGTAAATATTGAGGTACCTAGCCATCCAGTACAGGAAGAGGTACCCCTTTGTGCAGCAAAGGCTGAAGACTTAAACCCAAAGGCCAAGACAACACTTAGATCCATAATGGACTTTTTAGGATTCGCCACTTCTCAAGTCACACGATCTATAAGGAATTTTCTGGTTGCACCTATTGTCAATATTCAGTTGCCTGTGTGATATAATATAGATATGAATAATGATATGTTAGAAGATAGCAACGACGTTAACAAGCAATCTCCTTGTTGGGATGGATACGTTCAAAGAGGTATGAAGCCTGGACAAGATGGCGGAATGGTCCCAAACTGTGTACCCTCAAAGAAGGCATACGGTGCTGACGAAGAAGAAGCCCCAGAGGGATACCACTACATGCCCGATGGTTCTCTGATGGCTAACGAGGACCATGAAGATGACAAGTCGCTGTTTGCAGGATTTGGAAAAGATGTTACAAAAGCAAAGAGGCTGACAGAAGTGTTCAAGGCGGATAATGTTCGTGTCGGTCAAATGGTTTCTTGGGGATCTTCCGGTGGAACTGCCAAGGGTAAGGTTAAGAGAATAATTCGTAGTGGCTCTTATAAAGTTCCAGGTACAGATGTAACAATCAATGCCAGCGAAGATAATCCTGCAGTGGTCTTAACGCTATATCGTAACGGAAAAGCTACAGATACTATCGTTGCGCATCG